GACTGTGTTGGTTATACTCCTTATGGGGAATATGATTTTAATGTAGAAAACGAGCGTTTATATTGTATGAAATCTAATGATATTGTAATTAAATATGGAAATAAAGAAAACCAAGAAGAGTATAATCCAAGCTGGGCAAATAGCGGTTGAAGAATTAATTAAAGTCGCTAAAGAGCCCATTATAGATTTTGGTCCTGACATTTCTGCAGATAGACTTAAAAACGCTGCGGCTACTAAAAAGTTAGCTATATTTGATGCCTTTGAGATATTACAAAGAATACAAGAAGAAGAAAATATTATAAACGAAAAACCAAAAGAAGTTAAAGAAGAAAAAGCTTTTAAGGGTTTTGCAGAAGGAAGATCTAAATAATGTACACGCAAGATCTTTTTACTATTGTTGAAGACCACGTAAAACCTAAAGTTCTAAAAAGAATGAATAGGTATAACAAGTGGGAATATGGGTATAATGAAGAATATGATATAATTGTTATATCTAAAACAGGAAAAATAGGTGAAATATATAAAATACAAAACTTATATATAGGATTACCTGAAGTTCCTAAAGATGTTATTAAGTTTAAAAATAACAAATGGAATAGAGAAACATTACCAGTTGCTTTCAAAAAAATCAAAACAATTTTTGATTGGGAAGAATACCCAGTTGATTTTAAAGAAAAATGGTATGATTACATTGATAAAGAATTTACTAGAAGAGAACAAGGTTTTTGGTTCTATAATAAGAGTGTGGCTACTTACCTTACTGGTACTCACTATATGTACTTGCAGTGGTCCAAGATTGATGTTGGGAAGCCAGACTTTCGAGAAGCAAACAGATTATTCTTTATATTCTGGGAAGCTTGCAAAGCAGACATCAGGTGCTATGGAATGTGCTATCTTAAAAATCGTAGATCAGGATTTTCATTTATGGCATCAGGAGAAGTTGTTAATCTCGCAACTATTAATTCCGACTCACGGTACGGAATACTGTCCAAATCTGGGGCCGACGCAAAGACGATGTTCACCGATAAAGTCGTTCCAATATCAGTTAACTATCCGTTCTTCTTCAAGCCTATACAAGACGGTATGGATCGTCCAAAGACAGAGCTTGCTTACAGAGTACCAGCGTCTAAATTTACCCGTAGAAAACTTATCGCCAATGAAACCGCAGCCGACCTTGAGGGACTTGACACCACTATTGATTGGAAAAATACCGGCGACAATGCTTACGATGGTGAAAAACTAAAACTCCTCGTTCACGATGAATCAGGTAAATGGGAAAGGCCAAACAACATCCTCAATAACTGGCGTGTTACGAAAACCACTCTTAGATTAGGTAGTAGAATTATTGGTAAGTGCATGATGGGATCAACATCTAACGCTTTAGATAAAGGAGGTGATAACTTCAAAAAACTATACTATGATTCAGATGTTACAGAAAGAAACGCCAATGGACAGACTCGCAGCGGACTCTATTCTTTGTTCATACCTATGGAATGGAACTACGAAGGATACATTGATTCTTATGGCGTACCTGTATTCGACACACCAAAGAAACCGGTTGAAGACCCTCACGGGGTGAAAATAAAACAAGGTGTAATAGAATACTGGCAAAATGAAGTAGATGGTTTAAAGCAAGATCAAGACGCTTTAAATGAATTCTATAGACAATTTCCAAGAACTGAAGAACATGCTTTCAGAGACGAAGCTAAATCTTCGTTATTTAATTTAACTAAAATTTATGAGCAAATAGATTACAATGGTGATGTTGGTAAAACAAAGCTAGTAACAAGAGGAGATTTTTACTGGGAAAACGGAATAAAAGATACGCGAGTTCTTTTTGCGCCTAAAAATAATGGTAAATTTTATTTATCATGGGTGCCAGATGTTAGTCAACAAAATAAGATTATAATTAAAAGAGGTATAAAATACCCAGCTAACGAACACATGGGCGCTTTTGGATGTGACTCTTATGACATATCAGGAACAGTAGATGGTAGAGGTTCTAATGGATCTTTACACGGTTTAACTAAGTTTAGCATGGAAAATGCCCCTGCAAATCATTTCTTTTTAGAATATATAGCAAGACCTCAAACTGCTGAAATGTTTTTTGAAGATGTTTTAATGGCGTGTATTTTTTATGGCATGCCTATACTAGCAGAAAATAACAAACCCAGATTACTGTATCATTTTAAAAGAAGAGGTTACAGAGGTTTTGCAATGAATAGACCAGATAAATTAAAACTATCTATTACAGAAAGAGAGATAGGTGGAATACCTAATTCATCAGAAGATATTAAGCAAGCTCACGCAGCTGCTATAGAATCATATATAGAAGATTTTGTAGGTTTAAAACAAAATGGAACATACGGAGATATTTACTTTCAAAGAACATTAAACGATTGGTCTAAATTTAATATAAATAACAGAACAAAACACGATGCTTCTATAAGTTCTGGCTTAGCAATAATGGCCTGCAATAAAAATAAATATAGACCCATACCTACAATTACAAGAAAAACTTATGATCTTGGTTTTAAAAGATATAATAATAAAGGAACAATGTCAAAAATAATTGAATAAATGAAAATGTACACTAACTCAAATAGCGCCTTTCCTAGTCAGGTAGTACCGGATTATGAAAAAGCTTCGTTAGAATATGGTTCACAAGTGGCGCAAGCTATTGAGACAGAGTGGTTTAATCAAGGCCGAACTAATGGTAATAGATATCTTACTAGTTTTAATAATTTTCATCATTTAAGATTATATGCTAGAGGTGAACAACCTGTTCAAAAATACAAAGACGAGCTATCAATAAACGGTGACTTAAGCTACTTAAATCTAGACTGGAAACCAGTTCCTATATTATCTAAGTTTGTTGATATTGTTGTAAACGGTATATCTAGTAAAGAATACGATATAAAAGCTTATTCTCAAGATCCTGCTTCTGTCAAGAAAAGAACTATGTATGCAACTGCTGTTGCGGAAGATATGTTTGCTAAGGAACAAATGCAAGCTGCAGAAGATCTACTAGGAGTTCAATTACAAAGAACTAGTATTCCTCCAACAGATTTACCAGAAACAAAAGAAGAATTAGAATTACACTTACAGTTAAGTTACAAGCAAGCTATTGAAATAGCGGAAGAAGAAGCTATAACACAAACTTTAGCTAAAAATAAATGGGAGCTTACTAAAAGAAGATTAAATGAAGACCTTGTTGTATGCGGAATAGCGTGTGCAAAAACTAATTTTAATGTAGCTAATGGTATAACTTTAGACTACGTTGATCCTTCTTATTTAGTATATTCTTACACAGAAGATCCTAATTTTCAAGACATATACTATGTCGGTGAAGTTAAATCAATAACTATACCAGAGCTTAAAAAACAGTTTCCTAATATTCCAGAAGAAGAATTACAAAGAATTCAAGAAATGCCTGGTAACAGGCAGTATATAACTGGATGGGGCAACTATGACAACAATACGGTTCAAGTAATGTATTTTGAATATAAAACTTACATGAATCAAGTTTTTAAATTAAAAAGAACTGAAAACGGTTTAGAAAAAATAATAGAAAAAACAGACGAGTTTAATCCTCCACCAAATGATGGATTTGAAAGAGTCGGTAGAAGTATAGAGGTATTATACACGGGAGCTAAAGTATTAGGAACAAACACAATGCTTAAGTGGGAACTAGCGGAAAACATGACAAGACCAGCTGCTGATACTACTAAAGTAGAAATGAATTATTCTATAGTTGCACCAAGGATGTATAAAGGTAGAATAGAATCTATTGTAAGTAGATGTACAGGTTTTGCAGACATGATACAGTTAACGCATTTAAAAATGCAGCAAGTATTAGCCAGGATGGTGCCAGACGGTGTATTCTTAGATATGGACGGTCTAGCAGAAGTTGATCTTGGCAATGGTACAAACTATAACCCAGCAGAAGCATTAAACATGTATTTCCAAACTGGTTCTATTGTTGGTAGATCACTCACACAAGATGGTGATCCTAATAGAGGTAAAGTACCTATTCAAGAACTACAGTCATCTGCAGGTGGCCAAAAACTAGCAGCTCTAATACAAACGTACCAGTATTACTTACAAATGATACGCGACGTGACAGGTCTTAATGAAGCTAGAGATGGTAGCTTACCAGACAAAGACGCTTTAGTGGGTCTTGCAAAAATGGCCGCTAATCAATCCAATATAGCCACAAAGCATATAAATCAAGGTAGTTTATATATTGCTTTAAAAATATGTGAAAATATATCGTTAAAACTAGCAGATGCTTTAAGTTATCCTTTAACAGCTAACGCTTTAGTGGAAGGTATATCTATTTACAACGTAGAAACATTAAGAGAAATATCTAATTTAAACCTACATGATTTTGGTATATTCTTAGAGTTAGAACCTGACGATGAAGAAAAAGCACAGTTAGAACAAAACATACAAGTAGCTCTGCAGTCTGGAGGTATTGATTTAGAAGACGCAATTGATATTCGTCAAATAAAAAATTTAAAGCTAGCAAATCAATTACTAAAACAAAAACGTAAAAAGAAACTAGCTAGAGAAAGAGCAAATCAAGAAAGAATGATAGCTGCTCAAGGTGAAGCTGCGGCTAAAACAGCAGAGCAAACTGCGCTAGCAGAAACTCAAAAGCAAGCAGCCTTAACACAACAGAAAGTAAGCATAGAACAAGCTAAGTCTCAATCGATCGTGACTGGGAAAC